TCCTCCGTATGATCTTCTTAAATTAGATGAAGATACATATAGACTATCTCTTGCTGTAGCAGGATTTTCTAGAGAAGATATTGATGTGTCTGTTAATAATGGTTCTCTTATAATTAAAGGAGAACTTGTAGAAGTAACAGATGCAGAAATTGTTCACAAAGGAATTGCTGGTCGTAAGTTTACACGTACCTTTGCTCTTGGTGAATATATGGAAGTAACTGGTGCTGAACTTAAGGACGGTATGCTAACAATTAATATTGATAGAATCGTTCCAGAAGAAAAGAAACCTAAGTCTATTAAGATCAAGTAGTATAATGTAAGTAGTCCCTACACAGGACCTTGGGATGGAGTAGTTACCCTTCTATATATTCCCTGGCTAAAGTGCTTGGAATACCTGTGTAGGGCTTTTACATGCTGATATAATTATTATCAATGACTAACAAACAGTTGGACCATTATGATAAGCAAGAGTTTAAAAATAGACTTGCAAAAATAAAAGAAGCATCTGGCTGTGTAGATTGTGGAGTAAATAATCACATAATATTAGATTTTGATCATTTAAAAGATAAAAAACATAATATTTCAAGAATGATTCATGATGGATTTTCTTGGGCAGCAATAAAAAAAGAAATATCAAAATGTGAAGTTGTATGTGCAAATTGCCATAGAATTAGAACTCATAACAGGTTGACACACAAGATAGCCTAGTGATATAATTAATAAGTAGAACATAGGTAAAGGAATAGTTAATGCCAGTTTATGATTATAGATGCAATGTTTGCTCTTCTAGCATTGAATTTAAAAGAGAATTTGGTGAAGATAGAGAACCTTTATGCTGTCAGCAAACTATGCAAAGACAATGGACATCTCCAGGAGTTTTGTTTAATGGCAGTGGATTTTATTCCACGGACAACAGAAAGTAGCGGTATACTATGAATACAATGATTGCAGAAGAAGTTGTAAGTAAAGAGTGGACTTTAAATGCTATTGATCGCTGTGATTTGTGTGCAGCAGAAGCACTAGTAAAAGTAACTGGGATCTCTGGAGACCTAATGTTTTGCGGTCATCACTATAATAAAATTATTGATAATGCCGAAGGGTACAAAAAAATGATGTCATTTATGATTAGCATTATTGATGAAAGAAATAAACTAATTGAGGATAAGGCGAAAGGTAAGGACTACTAATGTATGAGTATTTTGTTAGAGAAGTAAAAAATGTAGTTGATGGAGACACTATTGATGTTGTTATTGATTTAGGGTTTGATATTTTATTTGCATCTCGTGTAAGACTTGCAGGTATTGATACACCAGAATCTCGTACAACAGATAAGGCTGAAAAGGCTCTTGGTCTTGAGGCTAAAGAATATTTAAAGAAGCATTTAAAGGATGCAAAATCTGTAGTTATTCGTACAGAAAAAATGGATTCATCAGAAAAATATGGACGCATTCTTGGCTGGGTATATGTTAATGGCGAATCAGAATCAGTTAATAATAAAATGATTAATGATGGATATGCTTGGGGATATCTTGGGGAAACAAAAATTAAGGATTTTCAAGCCCTTGCAAAAGCAAGAGCAAAATCAGGAAAGTAAATGATTTTATCAAAATCCAACAATTTTTTATTATTAAAAAATAAAAAAGTTGGTGGAACATCTTTAGAGATTCCTTTATCAATGGTAGTTCCAGAAGATGCAATTGTAACTCCTAGAACATCAGATGATCCAGCATGGGCTTTAGAAGAAAAAATTTATGATGGGTATAAGCCAAGAAATTATAATGGCTTTTATAATCATATGTCTTATTCTGAAATAAATGCAAAAGTTGATTTAACTAATATAAAATCATATATTTTTATTAGAAATCCATACAATGCTGTGCTGTCTCATTTTTTTCATAGACTTTATTTTATTAATAAAAACTATACGTGGAATAATTTAGACAAAATAGAGCAAAATGTTTTAGTTGAAAAATATTTTAATAATGAACTTGGCTGGTCTTGGCATAAAAGTAATAAACATATTTATTTATCAAGTGATGGAAACATACAGGTAAATAATTTTTTAATGTATGAAAATGGAATAGAGTCAGAAATTAACAGTATACTCATAAAACATGACATACCTAAGATAAGCATTACCCAAAATGAAAAAGCATTTAGACCAAAATCAATAAATCCAGAAGATGTTTTTTCATCTAAATATTTAGATCAAATATATAAAGAATGGCTTTGGGAATTTAAAACATTTGGATACAATAAAATATGATAAAAAATTCTATTGAATGGTCAGAAGAAATAACCAGTCAAACTGGTTTACCTAGACCATTTGCACATACAACAAAAGAATCAACTAAAAATAAACATTACTCTTTACCTAAAATAGTTCCAATACCTTGGCAATCAAAGCCTGCTTTTACAACTGGAGGATTGTTAAATCTTAACAATGAAAATGAAAATAAAATATATGATCAAGATCTTTGTCCATACTGTGGGGTTAAAATTGAAAAAAACCAAGATTCTGTAAGATGGCATACTTCACAAATTAAGAAGTTAATTAAAACAAGAGATTTTGTTTTTTCGGATATTCATCCATTTCATAAAGAGTGCATGAAAGAAGGAAGAACTTTTTGCCCATTTATGAAAACATTTAGTGATGAAGATTTTGAATATAATCACTATCTTATATTAAAAGAAAAAGCAATAATAGAAAAAAGAAATGTAAAAAATGAATCAAAAAAATAAAATAAGTGTTTTTTATTTTACAGCAGATTGGTGCCAGCCATGCAAAAAGGTAAGGCCAATTGTTGAAGAGTTGTCAAAAGATATGTTTCCAAATACCTTTCAAATTATAGATGCCGAAACTGAGATGGAATTGTCTAAAAAGTTTGAAATAAAATCCATTCCAACATTTATCCTAATTAAAAACGGTGAAGAGATTAACCGTATAACTGGATTACAAACAAAGGAAAAGTTAATTGAGTTTATTAATAATAAAAAAGATATTAAAAAGAATGTTTAATCCTGAAGATAAAAACATGATTCCAAAAGATCAAGAAATTCTAGACTATTTGATTCTTAATGGTGGATTAGAGATAGTAGGAGTTGATTCATCAAACGGATCTTTCTTATACTCCTTTACCCCAAAAATTAAAGAACTTATGCCAGATCTATACACTGAGCATATAAATACAATCAACCAAGAAATGCTATCTCTTTGGGAAAAAGGTTATATAAATATAGATTTTCTTGCTGATGACCCAATAATAACTTTATCAAAAAAGTCTCTTATAGACTCAGAAGTAGCAAAATTAAGTAAAGATGAGCAATGGTCAGTAATGGAACTTAAGCGTCTTATGTTTAAGAAAGAAACCTGATATAATCAGTATATAACCTAGGAGGTTTATTATGCCAGCAGGAAAAGGAAAGCCAGCAGGAGGATATCGTGCAGGAGCCAAAGGCTCTTATGGATGCGATGGATTCCCAACAGTGAGTGCAGATGGAACAGTTCATGGATGTCATCCAACAAAGGCTAAAGCAGCAGCACAGGCTCGTGCAATTTTTGCAAGTATTGCTAGTAAATCAATTAAATCATTAGAGAAGTCAATGATTACAGAGGGTGACTTTGTTATGTTTATTAATGAAGATGACGAAATTGAAGTTGGTCGTGTTGAATATGTAATGACAAATCCTGGTTTGCTTGGACTTCCTGGTTCTGAATATTCAATGGAATATGCTGAAGATGATAAGCCAGTTATTGTTCGTTGCTATGAAGAAGAAGATGGTTCATGGTCTGAAGAAGAATATGTTTATTATGTTCGCATGTCCGAAGTAGTTAAGATTGAATCATTATCAGTATCTGTAGACTTAGTTGTTGAAATGGGTTCAACTGATTCAGGAATTCCACAAATGGATTCAGAAATGATGATGGCAATGTATGATGCACAAATTGGTAAAGCAGCAAAGCCTAAATATGAAGATTTAATTAAACCACGTAGTGGTGGTTCAACACCTTCAAATCCAAAATTATATGCAAGAGTTGTGCAAGCAGCAAAAGATAAATTTGATGTTTATCCATCTGCAGTTGCCAATGCATGGGTAGTTGCTGAATATAAAAGACGTGGTGGAATGTATAAATCAGACTCACCAGATACAGCAAAAAGTATTTGGGACGGTTCTTTTGATCCAAAAGGATTTGCAAAGTAATGGCTAAAAGATCTTCTGCATCTTATTATTCAAACCAAGCATTTAATCCAATGCAAATTAAAAATGGAAGAATTGTTCGTCTAAGAAAAGACGGATCCATTAAAGCAGACCTTGGTCCATATTTAAATAAATCACAGAAAAAGACTGTCAATGGCTGATACATACTCTCCAAATGCTGGTATGAAGTCTGCTGCCCGTCGTGCTTTAAAATGGAAAGAGGATGGCAAGGCTACTGGTGCAGGAACTCCTGTAGGTTGGGGCAGGGCAACAGATATTGTTAATGGTTCTGCAATGTCTCTTGATACTGTCAAAAGAATGTACTCATTTTTTTCACGTCATGAGGTAGATAAAAAAGGTAAAGGCTTTTATTCTGGTCCAGAGTTTCCATCTAACGGAAGAATTATGTGGGACGCTTGGGGCGGAGATGCAGGCTTTTCATGGAGTCGTGCAATAGTTGAAAGAGAAAAGAATAAGGCAGAAAAGGCGTGGATTGGAAGCGCTTTTAGTTTCAAAAAGGGGTAGACAAATGGATGATTTAACTAGAGAAGAGTTAATGCAATTATTAACATTCTATAGACAAAGCAAGTCTGATCTTGAATTAAGTTTGCTGCAAACACAAATAAAGTTAAATAAGGCTATTAGTCTTGTAAATAGCGATGTTCCAGTTCCAGCAACAAAAAAAGTTATTGACAAAAAAGAGTAACAGTGGATTCTTTAAAAATATTTTTCTATGCCTTGCCAGCAGCATTGACATTCATGGCTGTTTGGTTTATACTTAAGGTATCAAACAAAGATAGGAAGATATTTTTAAAAAAAATTACATATAGACAAAGTAATATATATGAAATCATTAAAGATGTTATTCCAAAAGAAATGTTTGATAAACCAAAAGTTATAACTCAATCACAAAAACATGTTCAAAAGAATATGCTGAAGGTTGTTATAACCGATGATATGGCATATTGGACAGTTGACAATGTGTTTTATACCGCTAATTCTATTAATGGAAGAATAGACGAAAGCACTATAAAACCAATAGATATGTACTCTATGAGTAACAAAGAATTAAAAAAGATGATGGACATCTTGGATGATTTAAATAAAGGGGTTGGGCCAAATGATAGTAGCAGTGCAGGGGACGACAGAATTTAAAGACTACAATGTCTTTCTTCGTGCAATGAGCGTTGCTTTGTCTACCATGAAGGAAGATGATCAAGAGTTTATAATTTATTCTGTTGGTCCATTAAATATAAATAACTTTGTTTCTGAGTTCTCAAACTTATCTGAAAGAGGAATGAAGGCAAGAGGAAAAAAGATTAAGTTTTATAATACTGCTCCAGCATGGCTAGATAAAAATATGGATCAGGTAAACTACTTTGCTTTTTTAAGCAAACCAAATGAATCAAAGTCTAGATTAGTTTACTCTGCTGAAGCAAAGAATATTGAAGTTGGACTTTTTAAGTATTAAGGAGATATATGTTTATTAGAAGTTTAAACACAATGGAAAAGATTATCAACAAAAATGATAACCTATTGTGGAATGGTTGGGACGTAATTGATTTAAAAGAATCAGATGTTGCTAAAACATCAGTCAATGGAATTAGAATAAAAGATAAGTGGTATGTCCACAAAGTTTACAAGCCTGGTCGTGATGGTTGGGATATTCCTAATAAGTATAGGGAGTAATCTTGAAACAGCATTTGTGGAAAGACAAGGCATCTTGTTTAGGCCTTGAGACTAACCTTTATTTTGAGGAATATGAGGACAAATTAGAACTTCGTAATGCAATAGATAAAATTTGTATGCAGTGTCCCGTTAAAAAAATATGTTTTGCAAATGGCATATCTGGCAAAGAGTGGGGCGTTTGGGGTGGGGTATACTTAGAAGGTGGAGAAATTTCAAGGGAATTTAATAGACACAAGTCAAAACAAGACTGGTCTAATACATGGCAAGCATTGACAATGGAGTGAGTATGATAATACAAATAATTGGACTGCCTGGATCTGGTAAAACAGAACTGGCAAAAGCACTTAAAGATCGTATTAATGCTATTCATCTTAATGCAGACGAAGTACGTGCAACAGTTAATTCTGATCTTGGATTTACCAAAGAAGATCGCATAGAGCAGGCACGACGCATGGGAGAGATGGCAAGACTTATTGCCAAACAAGGAGTTGCTCCAGTCATTATAGATTTTGTTTGTCCAACAGAACAAACTCGCAAGGCTTTTGGTAAGCCTGATATTCTTATTTGGATGAACACAATTGAAGAAGGACGTTTTGAAGATACGAACAAAATGTGGGAAGTTCCAAAAAGTTATTCCTGTGCCTTTAACAATCATGAGTTAAATGCATATGAAAAAGCAACAGAAATTATAGCATTGTATAACCTACACGATTGGTCTGCTCCAACAACATTAATGCTTGGAAGATATCAACCTTGGCATAAAGGACATCATGCATTGTATTTACAAGCGGGAATGAGAACAAATCAGGTATTACTTGGAGTGCGAAACACATACAATACAAGTGAAAAAGATCCACTTACATTTGATCAGGTAAAAGAATATATTGCCAAAGATGAGTTTATGGATGGTGCAATGGTATTACGTTTGCCAAACATTACTAACATTGTGTATGGCAGAGATGTTGGATACAAGATTGAACAAGTAGATTTGGGGGCAGAGATTCATGCTATTTCGGCTACTGAAAAACGTCGTGAACTGGGCATCTAACATTGGCCAAGGAATTGCTGATGCAGAAGAAGAGTTTGTTAAGGGTATGTTTGAGAAAGATGTAAAAAATGAAAGTAACTAAGGCTAGATCTTTTGTTAAAGCATTAAGTTATCGCATATGGGGAACTCTATCCTCTGTTGCTGTTGCTTATGTTATTACAAAAAATGCTTCGCTTTCTATAACAATTGCATTTTGGGAAACTGTAGTTAAAATATTTATTTATTATGCACATGAACGTGGTTGGAATTACATTCAGTGGGGAAGAAAATAATGTATACAGATTCTATGCGTAGGGTTGTACATAATATTCAAGCACCAAAAGGTTTTGGGGTTAATATTATTGACAATGAGCACTTTCTTACAATAAAATTAAATGAGAAAGAGTTTGAAAAAATGTTTCATGATGAAAAAATAAAAGCATTACAATATATTGTTAACTTAAAAAATGCTTTAGAACAAAATGGTGCAATTGTTTTAGTTACAAGGGAGGCAGTACAAAAATGAGTCAAGCATATTATACAAAAAAAATGTGGGATGCGTTTAAAAATATTGAATGCCCAGGTGGTTTTCATATTAAGGTTGAAGATAAACTATTTTTCTTAAAAGTAACTGTTGATGAAGAACAGTATAACAATATGACAGAAGAATCAAAACCAGTCGTATATGGATATCTTAATGAAGTTAAAAAAACTTTGGAAGACCTTGGCGCAAGTGTTTTACTAGTACAGGAAAAGTGGCATGGCTAAAAAAATGTTAAATTTGTTTATTTGTAAACTTAGAGGACATAACTTTATTGACGCTGGATCTTGTCCATTTACTGGCAAAACATATAATGCATG